ATCTCTTTGCCTGTGTGGATCCGTCATTTTCTCTCCTGAGAGGGGAATTTTAGGAATGCATGTGGCAGGTTCTAAGGCAGAGAAATTAGGTATAGGTATGTCTTGGTCTTCTTGTACTCGAGAGATTATTAAAAAACATATGATTGATGATAAGAACCTTTTACCTTTAGATATGAAAAATTATGATGCTCCAAATTCAAGCGTTATAAAGTTAGATAAAAAGATGTTCGCCTCAGCTATACTTAAGAGTAATATTGGTCCTTCTCCGCTCCACGGGATCTATCCGATTGGGAGAACGCCTGCCATTTTGGATAAATATGGAAGGCACACAGTTAAAGAGATAGGTAAGGCGGCTTTTGCTGTTCCTGGAGCTCCCAATGTGGAAGAGGCTTTGTTTGCTCGAAAAGCGGTATCAACAATGTTTGGATCATTTTCAGATTTGCCCTGGGATGAAGTTGTTCTTGGAAATGAATTATTAAATAGGCTTAATAAAGATTCATCAAATGGTTATGGCTGTTATCCGGAAAAAGACAAGTATATTGATTTTGAAAAAGGCTGTTTAACTGATTATTGTAAAAAAGAAATTGATAAGTTTGAGATAGCTGTTGAAACAGGGTCTATGAAGGAAGAGGATTGGGATAAGTTGTTTTGGATTGAGACTCCTAAAGATGAAGTTAGAAGTAATTCTAAGAATGGTGATCCTCGAACTTTTAGAGTCGGAACTATAATCCAGCAAATATTAGCTAAGCGATATTTTGGAAAGTTTGTAGAGCAAGTCTTGCAAAATAGAGATTATAATATGGTCATGGTAGGTATAAATCCTATTAAAGAATGGCCCAAAATGTATAAAAGACTAGCTAAAGGCCAAATCTTTGCAGGAGATGTAGCTAAATGGGATAAAGGAATGGTTCCACAATTTCAAAGAGATTTATTTGACGTGATTATAGGAAAGTATACGGGTGCGAGACCTAAAGTAGCAGCAGTTGTTTTAGAATGCTTAATTCACTCTTTAGTGGTTATGTTAGATGATTTGTTTTTGACAACTCATTCTTTAGCATCAGGTCACTTTTTAACTGCTATTTTTAATAGTTTAATTAACCG